GGTCTTCTCTTTTGACCAATGAACCCCAAGGGTTCTAATCAGTCGACAGTATTCTTTAGCAATGATAGGATGACCTATTACTAGATCATCACCTAACATAGCATAAGATAATGTCTTCCAATTAACACCCTTGTTTTTACAAGATTTCCACACCACAAAGTGATGTGCTAATGTTGTAGAGTTCCAAGATGAATAAGCACCCATAGGATTTCCAACTGAGTAGGAGATTTCTCCTAATTCAGTTGAAAAACTTTGGGTCATTATTGTTTCCCAAGAATTGGCTCTTTCGAGTCCAATTCTCGGAATCAATAAATCTTTATTAACTCTAATAGGAAATCTATCAGTAAAGGCCGTAAGGTCTATACTGTAAAATTCACTACTAGAGGATAAAGAGCTTAAATATCCTGTTTGGTCAAAAGTAAAATCCTGGGGAATCTTCTTTAAGGCCTTTGATAAATAATTATGCAAAGGTATTAAGGAAGTCTGAGAAAAATAGTCAAATATGGCTACTTCTCTAGTTTTCCCTTCTCTATCAGCAAAGTAGACGAGTTTTCTCGTTCTACCAGGTTTAACAGAGAAGTAGACCTCTAGAATTTTACGATATAATAAAAGTAGCTTCATGTATCTTTCAAGTTTCTTACCTCCTAGAACAAAGATGGCACTAAGTACATCTTCATTTAAGGAAATAAGATCTTGAAAAGAATTCCACAAAGCACCAGGTCCATTAGGACCTGATTTACTACTTTTATGATATCTTACAAAATCTAGAGATCTTCCAGGTTTTAGCTTACGAGAGTAACCTAAATCAAACCAAAATTGTTCAAAGTCCTTAGGACAAAAAGGGTACTCCTTCATAGTAGAAGGGCCCGTTATTGTACTAAAACTAGGAACTGCTTTAGTTCTCCAAGCTCTTGAAACCGAAAGGATGGTAAGAGTTAGCTTTATAAAAGGTAACAACTTATCACCTGACGATTTCAAGAACTTGAATTGTTTAGGTAACTTAATGTCAGCTCGAGAGAAATCTTCCCAAGAATATTGACTTAAAAGTCGATATAGTGTTCTTCTCTGTGCTTTACAGTACAGAATAGCTTCACTAGTGCCTCGTGTCGTTGAGACAACGAAACACTTCTTTAGAAGACTTTCCAAAGGTAAGATCAGCTTACAACCGGGTCCTAAAACTCGGCTTGCAAGCCACCGTAAAATGGCGTTACAGTAGTTAAAATAACATTTAATTATTGTACGTCTCATTTTATATGGGTTACACGGCCATCAATTCTGAATGGTCGGTGGTTGTAAATCACCGAAACCTTC